GAGCCAACAATAGACGGGGCGCGATATTTACACTTCACGAAACGCGGCTGTGTATGGCACGAACATAATGAAGGCGCAAAACAGACAGCGCCAGAACGGGAAGGATACGGGCGGGAATGATCGTCATTATCACGAAAATGCGCACCATGCCGCGCTCCTGCCTTGAATGTGATTATCACAGATACGCGGCAGACCAATGCCGGGCAGTACCGGAAGGGAAATACGGCGGCGGTCGTCAGTTGGATATGAAGCAGGAGCGGCCGGCATGGTGTCCGCTCTTGAACAATCGATAGGGATGGAGGGGAAAATATGAAACTCAAAAAGATAGCGGCAATCTGTAAGAAGGATGAAGCTGTATACCTGTTTGATGTCCATACCGGGAAAGGCATACAGCAATGGGTTGGCACTTCAAGGGCGCTGTATCCGATTGATGGAATTCCATATCTTGATCTGGACGCCTTATGCACCATATTCGATATTCCTGAGAAAAAGCGCCAGTCAATGTATTTGAAGCAGGGAGACATGCCGGAATTTATTGATCCGGAACACTACACCGACAGCGAGATTGACCTGGGGCGTGAAATATTCACGATTATTGATGATCTGGGCAGGGAAATGAAGTTCCTACAAAGCGAACGCAGCGAAATGTTGGTGTTTAATCGCCGGTACCTTTCTCCACTAAACGAGGACTATATCACTTACCATGAACGCTCCACCTACCAAGGCGGAGCCTATATTGCTGTAAAGAGTGGCATGCTGCTGCAGGCAATCATAATGCCCAGCGACATTATAGACGACGAATTTGTAAGGAAACTTTCGGACATCAGCGGAAAATGCGCACGGGCCATGGCGAAAAAGGGGCCCTTGAACCCTGGACAACTGCGCTTTGACGGAAACGGAGAAATCGTCGAGGATCAAGATCAAACGGCGTAGCTTCTATTATATAGGAAAGCGAGGGCTTATTCGTCCTCGTATTGGGTATTAACAAATCGACAACGGATGCGTGGGGGAAATGAAAATGCGTTACGAGTGCGTAAATCCACAAATTCACATATGAGGCAGACGGAGGAGTCGACGTAGCGGAATCGGTGCGCGCTTTTCAGTAAGCAAATTCAGGACTCGTAAATGGGATGCGGGTCCACTCCTCCACGTAGAGGCATATTCAGTTTTCAAGACCATCGCAAGCCAAAGACTGGCAAATAAGGTCGCGCGCACAAACAAGGCAATGCAAAACGTGAATGATCGAAATGCACGCCTTCGCCTGGAACGCTTAGTTCCGTTAAATTTTCGGGAACGAGTGGATTTGAAAATAGGGCTTGACTATTTCGAAGAGCCAACACCGGAAGAGGCAAAGAAACGCATTTCAGCATTTATCCGCGGATACAAGAGAGAGGCGAAGCGTCGCGGGGTAAGCGATATTAAATACATCTACATTACTCCATGGTTGACGAAAACGGGCATGCCAACAAAAAGACTGCATCACCATGTAATTATTACGGCTTGCGGTTTGAGCATCAGCGAGCTAATGGCATTGTGGCCATACGGCAGAGTTCACGCCGAACCATTGCAGCCGGACAAAAACGGATTGCTCGGGTTAACGGAATACCTGAAAAAGCACTTGCACGGAAAAAAACGCTGGGTATCAAGCAAAAACCTCATAAAACCTACGCCGGAATATCCGAGTAAGCAACTGAGGAAAACCTTCGTTTCACAGCTTGCCACGGATTATGAATATGCGCGCGATTATTTCGAGCAGGAAAACCCGGATCATGTTTTCATCAGCGTGGAAGTCCGCACCAGTGACAGGGTATCGGGTGCGTACATTCTTGTTCGCATGAGGCGGCGGGACGCATGGATGGAATTCAGGGGAGGGCGGCATGAGGAAAACACATTATCGTGATTATGCAACGGCCGCATTCCAGCTGCTTGCGCTAGAGGGGTCAGCCAAGGCATATACTCAACGGATTTACAACGAGGAACTTGAACGCCAGAAAAGTACGAAACAATTTCCGGCGGCATTTCGGCGCCAACGGAGGCAGCTGTCATGCGCGCGGAAACTGCCGTACAGCAGGCGGGCGCGACGATCAGGATCTCGAAGCGGCGGAGTTTGCTTTATATGCGGTCGAACGCATGCGGGATCGTCCTGCGGCTGACGCGGTACGCATGGTATACATGGCGGAGCCGGACAGAGATATTGAGCGCGGGAAATTCGTAGGCGGATTGAACGGGCGAGTATTTGGCTTCCTGCAGGTGAGGCAACAATATACCGCTGGTTAGCACTCGCAAGGGATCTATTTGCAGAAAAAAGGGTCTCAGGATGTAACGTGATAGTAGTGCAACCTTTTTATGAGATAAAATGATATTGGTCAGAGACCGAGGCAGACCGTCCGAAGGGCGGTTTTTATTTTGCCATTCGAAAGAGAGGTGGTGAGCGTGGAAAAGAGAAAGCCGAAAAAAGCGGCGGGAAAGATGCAAAGAAGCGGGGCAGGGGAGCAAATACCACCAGCTGGGAATCTCTCAAAAACTAAAATCCATCGAAGGCTGGGCGCGGCACGGCTCCACGCTCGCAGAAATAGCCGAAATGCTGGGCGTTTCGGAAGCAACGCTCTACCGTTGGAAAGGTTCATATCCAGAGTTTCGAGAGGCTTTACGCGTGGGCGCGCGCGAGGCGAACGGTGAAGTACTGAATTCGGCTTTTCAACAGTCAGTCGGGTATTACGCTTTGCAGCGCGAGGCAATGAAACTGAAAAAAGTTGCCGCGAGAGAGAACGCTGAAGGCATACTCGAAATCGTCAAGGATATTAAGGGCAACCGGTGCTGGAGGAAGTTGCAGAAATCGTTGAATACATGAAAATTCATAGAGCCGGATCCACGCATGACAATGTTTATGCTCATAAACCGGCTGCGGGAATTCTACCAGTCCAAGGTTACGGCAGATATTAACGGCGAATTGAAAACGGGGATGACGGAAGATGAGAAGAAGCTTTTAGAAAAGGTGTTGGAGCGGCTTGAAAACGATTAACGATATCCGCAAAATGGAGCTGAATTATTGTAAAACTCATCCCGACTATTTCGTTGAAAAGTACTGCCACATTGAAGATAAAGAGGCGGCGGAAATCATTGTTCCGTTCGACCTGTGGAACGAACAGCGCCGGGTGCTCTTGTCTATTCACGAAAACCGGATGAATATCATCCTTAAGGCCAGACAGCTAGGCGTTACATGGCTGGTTTTGGCATACGCGGCGCACATGCTCCTTACCAAACGTGGCAGTCTTATTTTGCGCTGTCTAGGACGGAAGAGGAAGCTAAAGAGCTAGTCCGTAGGCTGGGCGTAATATTCAAAAACATGCCGGAATTCGTAAGCCTTGACGGAAGAAACGGGATACGGTTTGATCCATACGTTCTTTCGATCACATTGACGTTTCGCAGCGGTCAGGTAAGCACATTCAAAGCCTTCCCATCCGCAAGCGGAGCGGGCCGGTCGTTCACAGCCGACATGCTTATTTAGATGAGTGGGCATTCCAAGCGGAGCGCGCGAGATATGGACATCTACATATCCGACAATCACAGACCATGGGCGGCAAAGTCGTGGGCCTTTCCACCATCAAGCGCGGCACTCTCTTTGAAGAGCTTTTCACAGAAGATAACAACTTCAACAAACTGGTTCTTGCCATGGAGCGCGGATCCGCGACGGGATGCGGAGTGGTACGCGCGAACTGAGCGTGACCTGGGGCCGCTTATTATGCAGGAATACCCGGCCACTGTTGAAGAAGCACTGACAATTCCGGGCGGTTCATATTTCCCTGAATTCAAGGAACACATTCATGTGTACCGTTTGCGCCGCTTACGCATAACAGAAAGTACGTATCAATCGACTACGGTCTGGATATGCTCGCAGCCCTATGGTACGAGGTTGACCATGTCGGCCACACCGTAATTTATAAAGAACTTTACAAAGGCGGCCTAATCGTTTCTGAGGCTGCCAACGCATTGCTGGAACAGAATGCCGGGGATCAGATATCTGCATGGTACGCTCCACCGGACCTGTGGAATCGGAACAGGGACACCGACAAGAGCACGGCCGAAGTATTCTTATCGCTAAAAATACCACTGGTACAGACATCCAATGAGCGTGGTCAGGGAAGCTTGGAAATCAAAGAATACCTTAAGCCGGTGGAACTCAAGAACGAGCAGACCGGAGAAGTAAAATATGGTGCGCGGCTACAGGTTTACGAAGGAGCGGCCCCGAACCTTGTGCGCTGCATCAAAAAAATACAACGTGACGAAAAGAAGCCGAACGAATATGCAACGGAACCGCATGAATTAACGCACATCGTTGACGCGCTTCGGGCTTACTGTGCGGGGAGGCCGTTATCGACACCCGTCCAGACGAAAGAGGAAACAGACGCACCGGCTTACGAAACGCAGGTTGATGAATTCCTGCAATACGGATACTAGGAGGTTTTCATGGAACCGCTGCTTTACATGATAGCCGGCGGCACGTTGGTGCTCGTCGGTTTTTTTGTTGGACGCAAACAGGAGAGAAGGCGCCGGAGGTAAGACCGCGAGAACAAATTCAGGTGACGGAAGTCCTAAAGGAAGATCAAAAGATAGCAAAAGAGACGCTGCGACAACTTGAAAACATGATGCGGTACGACGGCCGCACGCAGCAGACCGGATTGGGGATGCGGATGATTAAGACCACGCCGAAAAAAATATGGCAGGAGTACCAGGACGCTATTGATTATAAAAACGCTATTGACTTGTACGAAAATGTGCGTGTCAATGAGAATTTTTTCAACGGGCGCCAATGGGAAGGGCTATACGCTCCAGACCTGCCGAAGCCTGTACTCAATTTCCTAAAGCGCGTCGTTTCCTACTCGGTAGCAATGATCGTATCCGACGACGTGGCCGTTTCGTTTACTGCAAACAAAGACGACCCTTCCACCAACGCTATGGCCTCAATTGTAGCGGAACAGGCTGAGAGGATTATTGAGCAGTCAGACGCAAAAGCGCTTACTCGGGATAAAGTGCGTGACGCTGCCGTAGACGGCGACGGCCTTGTATATTACTACTTCGACCCGGATGCAGAAACGGGGCAGGATGCAAAGGGCGAAATCCGTATGGAAGGAATTGAGAACATTAACTTCCACCCGGCAAACCCTTACATCCACGGTATTCAAGACCAGCCATATATCATCATTTCAAAGCGCCAGATGGTCGAAGAAATCAAGCGAGAGGCCGAGGACAACGGTGTTGATACAAACGAAATCGACCAGATCAGAGCGGATGACGACACAAACCAGGGCGAGCGGGGCGACAATTCAAAGCTTGCAACCGTGCTCATAAAACTCTGGAAAAAAGATGGGCAAATATGGGCCATAAAATCCACGCAGGACGTGATAATCCGCAAAGAATGGGCAACCGGATATAAACTGTATCCCATAGCGTCCATGCGCTGGGAACGTATCAAGTCCCAATTCTTTGGCCAGTCAATGCTCACGGGCCTCATACCGAACCAGATTGCGGTCAATCGCCTATTTGCTATGACGATCAGAAGCGTGGAAATGAACGCTTTCCCGAAGGTTGTATATGACATTCAGAAATTCCCGAAAGGATGGAGCAATCGAGTAGGGGAAGCAATAGGCACAACAATGCTGACGGCTCAAGACCGCTTTTTTGATGTCCTCCGTGGCGGGGATGTATCCGCCCAGGTAATTGACATCATAGAGCGTATAGTCACCATGACGCGCGATTTCATGGGTGCGAGCGACGCAGCCCTGGGAAACGTCAAGCCGGACAACACATCTGCAATTATCGCAGTTCAACAGGCTTCGGCTGTTCCGCTATCGCTGCAGCAACGCGAGTACAACCATTTCGTAGAAGATCAGGCGCGAATAATGGTTGACATGATGCGCGCCAACTATGGAAATCGAACCGTACTTGTGGATGATGACGAAATTCTACAGGCGCTCATTCAGGTCCAGGAAGGGCAGGAATTACCGAAATCAGCCGAAATTATGGTCGATTTCGGCCAAGTGCTCGAAAACGCGAATTTGCGTTTGAATGTAGACGTAGGGGCCTCGGCGTACTGGTCGGAACTCATGCAAACGCAGATAATGGACAATCTTTTCAAGGCGGGGTTATTGAGAGACGCGGTAACATACATCGAAAGCATCCCCAATCACATGCTCAAGAACAAAAACAAAATACTCCGGGCAGTTAAGCGCCAGCAGGAGGCCGCAGAAAAAGAAGGCCAACTGCAGGCGCTTCTTGAGTCCCAGCAGGAAACGCCGTCACCAGAGGCGGCGCTCCAATAAATGCGCCAACCATAGCGCAGGAAGGATTTTTTATATGCTAAACCAGGCACACACCATACCCCCGATGAACCTCCAGTTATTCGCGGAGGTGGACGACGGCTCTGACATGTTTCTGGACGCTGAGCCAACCAGCGAGGCAGACGAAACACCAGAGGACGAACAAACCGAAGAACTTCCTGCAGATGAGGCGGAAGAGCAGGGAGAACAGGAAAAACCCGCAGATGAGAAAGCCGAACAGACCAACCCCGCAACCATACGGGTTAAGTACAACGGCGAAGAAAAGGACATCACCCTCGAGGAAGCCAAACCCTGGCCCAGAAGGTATGAACTATGACAAAGTGGCCCAGCAGCTTGACGAACTAAAGAAGCTTGCGGACCCGGATGTCATGCGGGAAATCGGCCTGTGGGCAAAACAGAGCGGCATGCCCGTCAAAGAGTTTGTGAAAACGCTCTCCACACAGCGCGAGCAGGCGCTAGTCGACTCCATGTTAAAGGCGGTCCAGGAGGAATTCCCGGACATGCCTGACGAAGCAGCTGCGGAGCTTGCAAAAGCCCGCGCCGAAAAGAAGCGCGGCGAGGATGCGGACGCTGCTGCCAAAACCAAGGCGGCGGAGGAAGCGGAAAACCTCAAGCCGTGGCAGGAATTTGTGGAAGAATTCAAAATCACGGATGCGAACCAGCTGCCGCCGGATGTCTTAGAGGCAATCACGGGCGGTGCAAATCCCGTAACGGCAATGTTGCGGCACGATAATGCGGAGCTAAAAAAGAAAATCGCAGAGCTCGAAAGCAAGGCGGAAACCGAAGCCAAGAACAAAGAAAACAAACAAAAAGCTATCGGAAAAGCGGCGTCTGATGGGGCGGAAACCCCGAAGGACGCTTTTTTGATGGGCTTCCTCAGCTAAAAAGAAAGGATGATGAATTTTGATTAACCTCGTTACTAAGCACTCGGGCAAAATGCTCGAAATGTTCACGAAGGAGAGCTTCACAGCGCAGAACGCCTCCAACGAGTACGAATTCACCGGCGCAAAGACCATACGGGTAACTTCGCCGCAGACTCAGGACTACGGCGATTACACCCGCAGCGGCACGAGCCGGTACGGCACGCCGACCGACGTTCAGGACACCGTGCAGGAAATGTCCCTCACGCAGGACAAATCCTTCGCCCTCGTCATCGACAAGGGGGACAATTCCCAGCAGATGATGATGAAGAACGCCGGCAAGGTTATGCGCCTCCAGCAGCGCGACAAGGGCGCGCCCATGATCGACAAGTACAACCTGAAAATGTGGGCCAGGGGCGCGGGCAAGGTTGTTGCCATGGCTGACCTGAGCAAAACCACTATCGTGGCGGCGCTGCTTGCGGCGGAAACCTATCTCGACAACAGTCTCGTACCGGCGGAAAACCGCATCGCGTATGTGAAGAATACCCATTACGCTGCATTCCGTCAGGCGTCGGAATTCACGGGCTGTGATAACATTGTCGAAAAACTCATCATGAAGGGTTGGAGGGGCAATCTCGGAACGCTCCATATCGTAGCTGTTCCGGACTCCTATATGCCGACGAACGTCCACTTCCTGGTGACGTACAAAAATTCCGTCATAGCCCCGCACACCATTGCGGACGCGAGAATACATCAGGATCCTCCGGGCATCAGCGGCCATCTACTTGAAGGCCGCGACATCTTCGACGCGTTCGTTCTCGGTCAGCGCTGTGACGGTGTATACGCTGCTGTTCTCACCGCCAAAGCGGCAACCACGCCGACTGCTACGAAGGGAGAAACCACGACGGCGCTTGCAGCTGGTACTGGCGAAGTCATCAAGTACACGCTTGATGGCACAGATCCCCGGTACAGCTTCACGGCCAAAACCTACACAAGCGCATTTGCAAACCCTGCCGCGGGCGTTGTAATCAAAGCTTTCGCGCAGCTGTATGATAGCAACATCTACAACAGCGCCCTTCTCGAACACACCTGCGAATAATCACAAACCATGAACAGGGAGGGAAAGCCCCTCCCTGTTTTTTAACAGAAAGGGGATTGTTATGACCGGACAACAGATATACGAGCTTGCGAGCTCTTTTCTGTACGAAAAGAACGGAGAGGACGCGGACAGCAAAATATTTTCCTTGGGATTTTGAACATTCTCCTTCAGGAAGCATTAGAAACAGAAAACAGCATCCGACGCGCAAATGAAGTCACAGAACTGACGGAAGCTCCCTGGCTCACTTCGCTTGAAACGGAAATTCCGTATGCGAATTCAATTACCAGAGTAGCGCTGCCGTATGGCGTGGCTGCTCAGTTCTTCCAGGAAGCAATGAACAATTTCCAAGCGGAAAACTATCGCGCAAAATACATTGCTGCTCTCGATGGCGCAAAGAAGTGCAGCTTTGAAGAAATAACAGACGCCTACGCGGACACCCGAGTATATGACGGTTAAGGGGTGAGAGCATGCCTAAACTCGTAACGCCGAGAATATCGGATGACGTAACCCTGTACACAAAACGGTATGAGAAATTCAAGGGCGTTGATTTCTCGACGGATCCTACGCAGGTATCAGAAGCACGCTCTCCCATCTGCCAAAATCTCATATCGGACCTTGCGGGGTTTCCTGAAAAACGCCCGGGCTGGCGCGTACTCCATACGATAGCATCGCCCATAAATGGGTTGTTTTTTGTTGTGTTTGCCTCCGGAGCCACGGCGCACATTGCCCACGGGGGAACAAACCTGTACAAGTGGGACACTAGCGGTACAACGCTCCTATATGAGAGCATGAACAACGGCAGATCAACATCGTTCACCCATCAGGGGAAACTCTATATCCTCGACGGCACCAATTATCTGGTATGCACGGAGAGCGGCGGGACGATCACGGTATCAAAAGTCAAAGACGGTGATTGCTTCATCCCAACGACTGTGATCGGAGCGCCGGCGGCCGGCGGCGGTACCGTGTTTGAAGGTGTGAACATGCTCACACCCAAACGGAAAAACAGCATGATAGGCGATGGGTACAGCATAAAGTTCCAACTTGACAGCAAACCCGTTGATGCGGTCGAAAGCGTGAAGGTGGAGGGCGTAACGTATTCGGTCACGACAACGCCCTGGACCAGAACGGAAACGGCCGTATCATTCCTTATACCGTCCGTGCCCACCGGGACGAAATACTATCTGAAGGCAGGCGGGCGCACGTATCTGGTGGTAGACGCAAGCGGAACGGCCATAAGCCCGACGACGCTTACGGCGGGAAACAGGGCGGCACATCTTCTGACGGAGGACAAGGACACAACCGGGGAATACTACCTTGCCAAACCGTACACATACGCAGCCACGAACGCCCCGACGGTAACGGCAACGCTCAACACAAGCACATTCGAGCTGACGGATACCACATACCAAGTCGACCTAACGGCGGGAACGGTAGAATTCGCCCTTCCGGTCGCTCCATACTCGGGCGGTTCCGGCGTTGATAACGTCATAATCCAGTTCAGCAAGGCGGTTGAAGGGTATTCGGACAAAGTGGAAAAGTGCTGTATATCCACATGGTACGGCTACAACAACGACAACAGGATTTTCATAACTGGCAATCCGGATTACCCAAACATTGATTACCAGTCCGGCCTAGATGATCCTACATACTTCCCTGATACGGGGTATACCAAGATCGGAGGGGACGCATCCCCGATTATGGGCTATCTCAGGCAATATTCCACGCTCATTGTGTTGAAAGGTGACAGCGTAGACAACGCCGAAATATTCGTGCGCACGGCTGAAATGAGCGGCGATAAAGTGATATTCCCCACGGTGCAAGGCATAGCGGGCCTCGGGGCGGTATCCAAGTATGCGTTTGCAAGTCTCAGGGACGATCCTCTCTTTCTCTCGCGGGAAGGCGTATACGCTATCACGTCAACGCTTATCACCCAGCAAAGGGTATTGCAGAACCGTTCCTTCTTTGTCGACGCGAAGCTCACCAAAGAAGCGAACCTGGATCAGGCCGTAGCCGTGACGTGGAACGGGTATTATCTTCTTTGCGTCAATAATCATTGCTATATCGCGGACAGCCGACAGAAAACCGGGAACAGTCTCACGGAGCAATTCGGTTATGAGTGGTACTACTGGACCAACATACCGGCCAGGGTATTCCTGGAGCGGGACGGTGATTTGTTCTTTGGTACAGCTGATGGGAAGATATGCCGTTTCAATTCAGACCTTGTGACAATGGACAAATACCGTGACGACGGGGAACCGATTGTGGCCAGATGGTCGACTAAGTCGGACGATTTCAAAACGATCACCCGGCGGAAAACGCTCACCAAAAAGGGCTCGGCCGTCATGATTAAGCCATATGCCCATAGCAGCGTGAAAGTGTATGTTGCGACAGAAGCAGAGTCGGAGCGGCTTATCAAGGAAGCGCTCATGGATATATTCTCCTTCAACGGTATAGACTTTTCGCGCTTCACATTCTCGACGCTGGACGTTCCCCAAGTGGTTCCACTGAACACAAAACTGAAAAAGTTCATCACGCTGCAGCTTATATTTGAGAATGACGCGCTTGACGAAGGCTTCGGCGTGTTTGGTGCTCAAGTACAATACGCGATTGCAAATTACGTGAAATGAGGTGTATATATGGCATCCACAAAGTATGTGCTTGACGGTTACACAACGCCGGCAGGCGTAAACGACAGAGCTGCCGTTACGGCATATCAGCAAAAACTCAAAAATGCAGGGTACGATATCAAGGTTGATGGCGTATGGGGGCCTCAGACCGATGCTGCCAATAGCGCGTATGCGCAAAAGGAACAGCAAATCAATTACATTCAAAACCTGCTAAGCCAGGCGCAGAGTTCAGCTTCAAGGGTCGGAGCCTCATATGATGCGGCCGGAAGGCAATACACGGCTTCACAGGACGCTGCCCTTGCTTCCACAAAAGCAAGCTTGCAGAACCAAAAGGAACAACTTGGAGACCAGTACAACGCCGTCAGATCGCAGGCTTACGTAAATGCCCGGCTGCAATCCATTGGAAATAATGAAAAACTTGCGGCCCAAGGCCTTGCCGGGAACATGTATGATGACGCACGATCCGGCGTTTCTGAAACCAGCAGGATCACCGAAAACACGGCCATGCGCAATGATATCAACACGGCCACAAAACAGGAGCAGGCGGCCAAAGACGAGATTGCACAGGCGATTATTCAAGCGCAATTCACCCGGGATCAGAATGTTGCAAACCAGCTTGCTTCACTTGCTGTTCAGAAAGCTTCAGCAAGAGCTTCGGCAGAATCCAACGCGGCGCAACAGATTTTGCAACTTTTACAATACCAAGACAGCATAACGCCCACAACAACCACAACAAGCAAAAAAGGGAACGGCGGCGGAGGCGGATCCATGGCGGCGGGAGAAAAACTCGCTGCCTCGCTTGTGAGCTCCAGCAAAGGCAGCATAAGTGGGGCGCTTGCCGCTCTGAGACGAGGCGGCGCATCGTCCGGAAACTATTCCTCGAAGGATATCACGACGGCAGAGGCGATTTTGCGCGGGAAACTAAAGAAATAATCAGGAGGAAATATGGGTAAGGCTTTTGATGATTGGTACGACCAAGAATACGGACAGAAAAAAGAGGCGAGCGGGCCTTCTGCTTTTGATACGTGGTACGATAAAGCCTATCCAAAACAGTCTGCCGCTCTGAAAAAACAACAGAACGAAGCTCAAGTTCGTATTAATCAGAATGCACAATACGATCAACAGCTCGCCAGTTTCAAAAGCGAATTGTATCCTGCATTGTATAAGGCCACAGGCGACTGGACGGCGGCCGGGAACGCATATCAGGATTTCGACTGGGAGGGCGCAATCGCTCCTATACTCGCTCAGGGTAAATATTTGGATGTCGCGAAAAATTTCAAGCGTGACACTACGCCGGAAGAAGCACCGGAGGGATATGATGCCGTATCCCAAATGATAAAGAACGCCGGTGCTAAAAAGGATCCAAGATACTTCACGCAGCAGGACCTCATAGACGAATACGGAAGGCTTGTCGGATCAATGGGCAGCCCGGTTATGGCTAACCTAAAGATGTATGATGCCGCATCGCCTGAGAACGCCGAACGCTCTTACCTATCCACATATGACACAGACAGTGCCCAAAACCAGAAAAAAGAACTTGAGGCGAAGAAACAGGAGCTTTTAAGGCAAAAGGCAGCATATGAATCCTCTCGTCTTCCGGCATCACAGGACTATAGCGGAGGATCGGGCGAGTATTCACCGGGGCAGCCATCAAAAATAAAACTTCCTGCCTCTCAGGACTATGGCGGAACCGCATCTGACGGAAGCCCGAACTATGACGCGCAGGTAAAGGAAATTGACGCACAGATTAATGCCTTACAAAAAGACATAGACGGTGCGGCGCGTATTAAAATGCTTGAGAAGTACGAAGCTGCAAAGAACGAGGCTGGATACAAAGAATTCTCCGGAATAACCGATGCAAAATTCAAAAATCGCGAAGATCAGGAAGTCTATAATTACATCAACAACAAGGGCAAAACACGGGAAGAGGCGCTTTCGTACGATGTAATGAACCCATACAAGGGCTACGATTACATAAGACCAGGCGAAGTTAAACTTTATAATTATATTATCTCCACAAAGGGAGAAGAAGCTGGGGCCGAGTACATCAGGGCATTATCGCCAATTCTGAACGCTCGTATGATGGGTGAAGTTGAAGCAGAAGCAGCGCGATTTACGAAGAACGTCCCCGTATTATCGGATTTATCATCTGTGCTCGTCAACCTCGTAAAACCACAGGGATACATCTCATCATTGGCGGACCTCATGATGGGGAAAGAAATCGACCCAAATGACCCGAGTTTTGTACCAAGCGTATACAAACAGGCGGTACTTGACACACGCTCAAAGCAAATAAAAGAGGGCGTGGGCGGATTCACCGGGGATGCTTTATCATTTGTATACCAGACCGGCATGTCGTTAGGCGATTTCGTTACGGCACTTCCATTGGGCGAGGCCGGGGCATTAACGCTCATGGGAACAAATGCAGCAGGCGATGCTATGCGGGATATAAAACAGCGTGGCGGCACTGACAGCCAGGCATTCGTGGGGAGCTTATTATCGGGCGCTGCGGAAGTCGTGTTCGAAAAAATCAGCATAGACCACCTCATAAAAATGACCAATCCAGCCTTGAGAGGGGCACTTATTAAAAACGCCCTCAAGCAGGCGGGGATAGAGGCCAGTGAAGAAGCCATGACGGAAATAGCCAATATCATATCTGACTATGCCGTCATGGGCAACCTCTCGCAGTTCGAGCAGGTCAAGCAGGAATACATAAACCAAGGCTTGAGCGAGGATGAAGCTTATCAACTGGCCTCCAAGGACGCAGCCATTCAGGTTGGCCTTGCAGGGCTGGGCGGATTCCTTTCCGGTTTAGCTACAGGCGGCGGCGCATCGCTGATGAATTCAACACCACAGGCTAAAGAGCAATACCGTGCGGCTGCTATCAAGGAGCAGACGAGCCAATTTGAAGCGGACATACAATCTATCGGCCTTGAAGAAACAGCGGCACAGAGCGTCACAGAGGCATATACAGCGGCACTGATAGCCAACGATACTCAGGGCGCCACGAAGCTACAGAACACCGTTAAGAAGGCAGCGGGAAAACTCTCGGAAGTAGACACCGACTTAAAGGTTACAGAAGCCGAAATCATTGCAGCCTCAAGCCCACGTTCGATACAATTCAGAGGGCACAGGCGGCACGCGACTCCAAAACCCTGCGGTCGGCGCAGGTAAAATACAACGCTGATTTTGACGTTGCCAAACAGAAGATTGCGGCGGCCAGGATGAAAGCCGAAAACCGTATCACGGAAATCAAGGACGGCATAACGGAGTCTGCCAGTACATTGCAAGAAAAGGTAATTTCTTCTTTGCAGTCTGCAAAAATTCCGGATATAATGGTCACAAAGAATGAAAGGAGCGCGCAGAATGCCTTACAAAGACGAAGTGTACGAGAGACTTCAAACGCCGGACCCGAACAGGCAACTGTCGCCGGCGGTACAGAGAACGCGGGAACGGTTTCGCCTCAGAGCGGAGGCCGAAATGCTGCCGTTGCTGGAGAAGAGAGCGGTTCTGCTGAACAAACAACTCTCGAAACCGTTGACGGAAGCAGAGAAGGCAACACTGCAGCAGCTTCAACCGAAAATAGACCACCTGCAATGGGTGGTGGACATGTACAGCCCGCAGCAGTAACATGGGGAGCAGAGCCAACAGAGGCGGCAAACGCTTCCATTCAGCGTCACGCGGATATAGTTACTAAGGCGAGAGGGAAAACGCCGACGGTACGAGTCGTAAATCAATTAGCGCCGGAAATAGCAAAACAGCTACAACAAATAAAAAGCGTCGCGGGAATTAAATCCCCCGACGTTTTTGCATATGAGAGCGACGACGACTTCGGCAACGCCTGGATTGACGACACGGGCATATTTGTACGGGTAAACAGCAAGCGCGGACCATCGTTCGATTATGCTCATGAGGTAGGGCATGACGATAGCGCGATTGTGGCAGCGGGCAAAAGGTATATCGAAAACAAGCTGCCGAAGTCGGAACTCGAAGCGTATAAAAGATACCGTGACACCCATATCGCCAGTCCAGACAAGGCCGACATAATAAGCGAGCTTATCGCGGATATGTTCGGAAGATACCTGTATCAAACGGCGACCGGGAAACCTGCGGCTGAGGATTTCGGGCTTTCTCAAAGGACGCTGGATGCGTTCGAAGAGCAGTTCGAGAATGCTATAGGCGCACAGGAAGGCACAGAAGAAGGTGAACTGGTTGACATTGTAACGCCGTATATACGCAAGGGAGACCCGGAGTATTCGCGCGTACAGGGCGACCAGATGCAGGAAAGCGTATCATATGACGCTCTCATAGGTCAGCCTGATATGACGGTCATTTCCATGCCGGACGCACCGAACAGGGAAGGAATAAGGGGGACTGCAATAAAAGCGGGCATGGAGAACGCCAGAAGCAAAAACAACCCTCTGAATACCGACGGTCAGACGTTCGTAAGGAACAAATACAGCGGTACCGATATTCAGGTAATGCCGAGCTCTATCCGGCATGGCATGGTCGGAAACGAAACCCGCATTACAAACAACGCTCGGCTGGGTGCTGTGATCGGGGACGCGATTGAAAACGCAATAACGATCAACGAATTGGAACCGCGCGAGGGGGCGGAAAGAACATTCCTCATGGCCGGCGTGGCGGAAGGGAAGGGCGGGCCGTTCCTGTACGCCATCGTAACAAATCAGACCACACGGACGCAGTACAAAGTTGAAAAGTACGGATCATTGCCGGACATGTTAACGAGTACATGAAATCGGCAAACACAATAAAGAACCAGCCGCCCGAAGGGCCAGAGACTTAGGCGCGAACGCCATTACTCTTACTGGTTCCACTATCAGTATAGCCGATTGCTAGACGTTATCAAGGAAAATTTGCCAGATGGCTTGTCCCAAAATGTTCTTGAGCATTATGGAATGACGCGGCCGGACGGAACATTTTCCAAAGATGCGAAGTATTCGCGCGTCACATTCAAGGATGAATACGGGCTGGAACATTCCTTCCAATACCAAAATACGCCAAAAGAAGGACGGGACGTTTTATGCGGACTTCTCCATCGCGGGAAAAAGCAGCGCATGGAGGGAAAAGACCGGCGGAGCTTGAACAAAGAATACTAGACGCCAAAAGGCAGCAGAAAATGGGCACGCTTTCCGGTCTGTAAGAAACCTTCGGGCGGCACTGGATATGTTCAGCGCCGGCAAAACCGTGCAGCAGTATATGACGAAGCTGGGGACGGCTTCGATTATGGCATTGCAAGGCTCCTGCTGGCCTGTACCTGCGTAATGGCGTATCCCAGGGCGGTGCACTCAGCGACACGGAAATGAACGACGTTCTGCAGGAGTCCGACCAATTCAAGGATAAAAGCGCCATATCATATGGCCGAGAAACGTAACGCGCAATCTGGAGGACATAGCGCCAACGCAAACGGTGGGCAGGAAGCTGGTTGAAACCTTTGCGGCGCTATAGAGAAGCACGTAACAGACCAGACACGCTGGTCGAAAGGCTGGGCGGAAAAGATTGGTGCCCTAAAGCTCAACCGAGAAGAAAGCGCCATGGTGCAGCTTGTCGGAGAAGGGCGCGTATCTCTCGATATGCTCGAAAAAGGCTATCATTCGAGAACGGCAAACCCAGGACATTACACGAATCATGAACGCCGTGGAAACGTCAGAACGTTCTACGCGGAAGCCATTGACCTTGCCAATCAGGCGCTTATTCGAAATGGGTACAAGCCGATACCGATCAGGAAGAATTATTTCCCTCACTTCTCTGAAACGGAAGGCTGCAAGGGTTCATAAACAAAGTCGTGAAGGGCGAGGAATTCCTGTTGCCCACGGAAATATCGGGCATGACGGATATATTCAAACCCGGCAAACCATGGTTCAAAAACTTTCAACAACGTTACGGCGACCAAACGGACTATGACGCTGTACAGGGCTTTGCTGGATATCTGGAGGGCATAGGGCGGGTCATATTCCTCACAGACGACATACAGCGCATCGACAGCTTGAGGCGGCCATACGCGGCAAGTACAGCGCAGAGGACCCGACAGCGACCTGCAGGGCAGAAACAGGGCGCTTCACCTGACAAACTTCGTTGCGCAGCTCCTTGACAAAGAAACCAACTTGCCGGGAAGAAATCGCGGCTTGGCCGGGCGCTGGAAAGTATATTTGGGCGCAAAGTATACTCATTTACGAACTGGCTTAGAAAACGATTTGCGGCCAACGCGGTTGGCGGGAACATGTCTGCGGGTTTATCGAACTTCATACCGCTGACGCAGGCCCTTGCCACAATGAACAAAACGGATTTTGCCCGGGGCATGCAAGCGGCACTGAGCAGGCAGGTGCGCAATGACGGCTTGTGGGAAAAATCTGATTTCCTCATGAGGCGGTTCGGAAAACCAGACCAGCTTGTCACAAAACCGCTGGACGTGGCAATTCAAAAGATTGCGAAGGGCGCAAGCTACTTGTTTGAAACCGTAGACCGATTCACGGCCGAAACGATCGTATTCGGAAAGTATCAGGAAGGCATAAACCTTGGCATGACAGAAGAGGGCGCAATGCGGGCGGCGGACGATTACGCGGCGCGCATCATGGCCGACAGAAGTTTTGGCGCAATCCCAACGCTAATGGACAGTCAGACGCTTAGATTTTTTACGCAATTTCAGCTGGAGATAAACAACCAGTATTCCAACCTCATGAAGGACATTCCTCGCATGTACAGTGGGAACAAAAGAAAGATATTCGCTGCTCTGGTGCAACTCTTCATATACTCTTTCCTGTACAACGAGCTTATGCAGAAGGTTGTAACAGGAAGACGGCCGGCGCTCGACCCTATAGGCGTAGCAGCGCAGGCAATAAAGGATTTCTCTACGCTGAAAACCGGAGATGCAACAATAAAAACGGCGGAGAACATTCTTGATCAGTTACCGCTCGGACAGTTATTCACCGGAGGCGGGCGCATTCCGATGGGATCGGCGCTGGATGACGCGAACTTTACGGACGCAATCAGAAAGACATTAAACGGTGATGAAACAGCCGGAAGCGCATGGGGAGAATGGCTCGAAGGCGTACTATTCAATTTCGCAATGCCAATGGGCGGCGGGCAGCTCAGAAAAACAATTAAAGGGCTGTCTGACTATGCGCAGGGCGAACGGAAATACGGCGATAAAGTCGCTTACCCGATTGGACAAACCACATTAAACGCATTATCGGCGGTATTGTTTGGATCAGCGGCCACAAAAGAAGGCAGGGAGTTTTACCAAGGTGAGGCGAAAGCGCTTTCTCCTTCGAAATCCGGGCATTACGAAAAAATGGTAAGTGCGGGCATAGAACAATCCGCGGCATATAACCTGAT